GTCATATCCATTCTTTTAGGGATTAACCTTTTAATCATCTGCTCACCACCACAGAAACAGGAAGAAGGCCCCACAATCCCAGCGTCAGGCATTTCAAAGCCCTTCATTAACTTACCCAGCCAGTTTATAGAAACCATCGTATCGGAGTTTAAAAAGCACAGATAATTACAGGTTGCAAGCTTTATTCCCTGATTGCACCCGTATGAAAAGCCCATATTCTTTTTATTGGTCTGTAAGGTAAAGCCCAATTGCTTTTTCCGGTCCGCAAGATATTCCTTAGTCTTTTTGTTTGAGCCATTGTCAATTATTATGAGCTCATAATTTGAGGTATATTTAACCAGTGAATCAAGGCATTTCTTGACATAATCCAATGCGCCAAAAACAGGGATTATTATTGATACAGGCTCATGGGCAATATAGTTCTTTTTAAGTATAATTGATTTTTTGGGATCTATTGCATTGGCAGCTTCAAGTTCTCCGGTATCTGTTATAAACTCTACAATTTTTCTATCAACCCAGCGTAGCGCCATTCTCAATGGCAAATCCACAATTTCGCCAGGACCATATTCCCGTTTAGTATTAATATCCGTTTTCGGTAGCAGTCTCCTCTTCAGCAGTTTTACTTTCAATTATATCTTCCTCTTTTTCTTCTTTTGCTTTTTTAACTTTCTTTGATTTCGGTTTTTCTGCAATTACTTTTTTAATTGGTTCTTCATAAATCGAAGCCCTACCTAATCGGATATACCGCTGCGCTACCCTTAGTGGCGGATTGATTATCTGCCCATTTGCGTATAGTTTAATTTTCATAATTCTCCTTTAGCATAGGGGGGCAAATATCCTACCCCCCCTATTTATTAAAGTTTCAACTAAAATCCAGTAACTTTTGCGAAAGCTTCAACCTTGTAAATATTAAATGCTTTCCAAATAACAGCTCTTATTGCAAGCATATCCTTTTCAGCTAAATTAATGAGTGTGCCATCCCCCATTGTAAGAGTTGCCTGGTCTAAGAGTTTGAACTGAATTTCCTGGTCGTTGCCCTTATAAGCATAATTCCAATCACCTACAATTATTTCCTTCGATGCAGGGCTTCCGTTATTGTCAATCATGTTTCCGGAAAACCTGATAGGAAGTCCGAACAGTGTTGCAGGCTCTTTTGAATTCCCAGGCTCAAATATTGGCCTTCCATAGTCATCCCTCAGATTTCTTAAAACCGATTTGGTTGACAGCGGGGCAGCCCACCCGTTAGGCTCATAGCCAGCAGCCTCAACTAACCCCATAGCATTGGATAAGTCGATAAGCAAGTCAGCGCCAGTTGGGTAAGCTATTATATTGGTCACATCATCAGTAAAGTTTTTCTCAAACGGCGAAGTGACATAACCCAGGTATGTCTGGTCTATGGTTTTGGTTATGACTTTTACAATCAAGTTCCTAAGCAAAGTCATAGTCTGGGTATTTGCAAACTTTACCCATGCTTCCTCAAAAGGTATGATTACAGGCAATTCCTGAAGTTCTAACTTCATTCTTCCGAATTCAACTTTTGACTTACCCTTAACCGAACTTGGAGTTGAAAGCCAGGTTGCAGTCGGTTCCTGGGTTATGGTATTGATATTTTCAACCTTTGTGTTCATCGGCCAGGGTGTCAGGTATGGTTCGCATACTGATTTTGTTTCAACCAATTGCAGTATTTCTTTTGATAGGGTTTCATCAAGTAAATATTTACCCTCATCATTGTTCGTTATATTCTGATAATTTAAATCAGCCATTTTCTATCTCCTTCTATTTTACGTACCCACCTACGAACTTCTTTAAAACTTCTACTCCATCCTTAGGTGCGATATCATTATCTTTTTTAGCAAAATTGCCAGAAGAAGGATTAACCGCATTACCGGAAGTAACTAAAAAGGGTTTTTCTTTAGCCAGCTTTTCTACAACTTTTTCAACTGCCTCTTTCGTCAGTTCCTCTACACTTTCAAGCTCTTTTTTAGCTAGCATTTTTACCACTTCCATGTCGGCAAAATTCTTACCGTTTGCTGCAATCAAAATAAGATTTTCGATATTCTTGTCTTTCTGATCGTTCTTTAAATCACCAAGTTCTTTTTCAAGGTCGGAAATTCTCTTATCTTTCTTTTCGCTTTCGGTAAGTTTCTCATCCTCAAAAGCTTTCAGTTTCTTCTCTAAATCGGTAATCTTCTTCTTTCGCAGTATTGATTCAGTTTGTAATGACTTTACAAAAGCCTCGTCATACTGCCCTTGTTTGTTTTCTCCCTCACCATCAGGTTCAGGGTTATCCTTTGGTTCATCAGAACCGACATCCGTATTCTTCGTTTTGTCCTCTGCCATCTCGGCACACTCCCTTCAAAGTGTCTTGCAATAAAAAAAGCCCCCATCAGGGAGCTCCTCTTTTGCTTTTTATATATAAATCTAACGATTTATTTTTTCTTGCGCTTTACCTTCTTAGGCAAGCTTTTTATATTTTTAGTATGCTTTGCCCATTTCTTGGCTATTTTTGGCATATGTACAAACATCCATTTTTGCTGGCTTTTCGATTTAAAAGGAGACATTAAGCCACCTTCCCCAAATAAATTTCGTTGTACCATTTAGCAAGTCCGGGTTGATTACCGCCGTGCATAAAGTCTACCCATTTATCGGCAAACATTTCAGAACTCATTACTTCGGATATGGTCGTGCATCTGCATTGAGGATGGTAGATGGGATATCCTTCTTCCTTTACACTCTTACCCTCTTTTGGTGCGCATATCTCACAGGCCCCCGGTGATGTTAAAACCAGCGTATCTGTAATACCGGGATTTACCCTATTGCTTAATCTATCTCCTTCAGCGAAAGCCTCTGCCATTGTAGTTCTTAGCAGCCTTGACGCTTCATATCCAACCTTCCTGCCATGTAAACTGGTCAACTTTGCCGGAGTATAAGCCGGATTCAAGAGATTCTCCAGAGCCGATATCGTAACCCTGTCTGAAGCAGCCCCACCGCTTATAACGTGCTGCATGACTATGCGCTCAATCTCCTGTTTTGTCCTTCTGTCCAGTAGCCATAATCTATCACTTAGCTTCAGCCCGTCAGTCCAAATCCTGTTGTATATTGCCTTTATCGCTTCAGGATTTACCTTGTTTAAAATCTTTGTTGCATTAAATTTACCGCCGGCAGCTTTGACCGCTTTAGCATAATCGGAAAGAATAATTTTATTCACTTCGGTTGACAGGTCGACGGATTCGATTATCGACTTATCCAGCAGTTTCTCAAAGTTATTTGATAGTCTTGCAGCTTCCCGTAAAAGTGAATTAATCCTAATCCTGGCCTGTGCTGCAGTAAGCCCTTCCTGCTCTATGATATCTTTTGCTCGCGCCTTGATTTCTCCTGCTGCCTGTATGTAGAGCCGGGAAAGTTCTTTTTCCTGTAGGTCAGACAGCTTTATAAAGTCAAGTTGGTGTCTCTTGTAATAATCTGCGTATGCTTCACTCATTTTCTTTGCCGTTATTTACCTGCTCTAAATTAAGCTTCTTGTCAAACTCAACCTTCTCCTCGATAATCTTTGCAATCTCAGCTTCAGGGTCTTCAACGCCAAGTTCGTTCATAGCGCTTGTTACGCTCATAAGCCCAACAGCAATCTTATCCGATATCGCCTGTACTTGCTCAAGCTCATTAGCTGGTAACGGCATATGGGTGATTACTTCGATGTCCAAATCGTCGGGTATCTCATAG